GCTCGGTATGGTATAGGTTTGTTCCGCTCCTGTGTATGATAGCTGTTTAACTAATGTTGCCATTTTTCAATTCCTTACTTATCATAGTAGATTATCACACATCCGCTTGCCCCTTTTACGCCAGACGCTCCTTCGGTTGGGTATCGGTCTATAACTTTCCTGCTGTGGTTCTTGCCGTCCGCATCAGTCCATGTCTTAGAATGAGTGATACCGCACAGTCCTCCAGTTCCGCCTTTAGCTCCGTCTCCAGTGCCAGCTTGCGGCGAAGTGACTCCGGTGCGTGCGTAAGAATTTCCATTTGAAATGTCTGTGTATCCGTACTCGAACAATGCTCCGTTGGCAGAACTATAAGCACCGAATACAGTAGCTCCGCCCTTGCTTGCTATCTCGCCGCCTGTACCAATCGTCACATCAAATGACTGTTGGTCGTTGATGCTTATAGTGCTGTAGTAGACCTTCGCACCACCCCCGTCTGATCCATCCGTTCCGTTGCTGTCCCACGTTCCCGCAGTTCCGTTCGCACTTCCGTCACCGCCGCCGACAAGGACTATTCTCAATGATGTGACTCCGCTCGGTGCTGTCCATGTACCCGACTCTGTGATTAACTCACACGTCTGAAACATCAGTGAGCCGTCAGCCTGCAAGAGTTCGGATGTGCAGTTTTTAAGGACTCCGTCAGAGAACGACAAGTCCTGCGATATCCTGCGTGCTGTCGTTGCGGTCGATTCGTTGAGCCATACGGTATCGACATCGCCTATTTCAGATGCAGGGTTGCCCCTCCCCGTAAGCTCAAGCATATTTCCGCCTGCCGTTGAAAGGATAGTTTTCGCCGCCTTGAGAGCTGTCGTCGAATCCTTGATAAACGGGTTATCAACAGACACAGTGCCTGCCGCCGTAGAGTTGCCCGAAACTACATACTGCGTGTCGGTGCCGTCATGCAACGTGAATATAACTGCTGATACGTCTGAATTGGCTTTCATGGTTGGGTAGCTGTTAAGATTATCAAGAGTAATCTTGTCGCCCTGACTCCATAGCGGTTCAAAGCACAAATACCCTGTCTGCGAATCTGCCCTTGCCCATGTGCTTGTAGCCATGCACAGATTCTGTATTAGTTCGCCAATCGTCATTCCAGTAACTTCTGCCGCTGTAGTCGTCACTGACAGATTTTTGTAATCACTGTCAACCGTATACTTCGATTTGAAGTTAGTCCCTAACTGAGAGACTATAGATGCCGCCCATCCGTCAAGCGTTGTCGGGAGCGTTGACGGGGGGATATATTCTCTGTCCGAAAGCAGTCCTATAATATCAACCAAGTCCCACTGCATTACAAGCCCGTTGTCACTCGTTTTCCACCCATCAGCATATTGGTAATACGTGCCGCAAGGCACTTCTACTGTTTCTGTTCCTGTCTCGACCTCGTATGCTATCGCTATACCCTGACGTTCTGTGATTGATTGGAATAACCCTGCCTTATTCCTCGGTTCAAACCGTCTGTCCTGATTATCAATTGACAGTGAGCAAGTCCCGTAAGGCAGTGTTACGCTTGAAACGTCTCCCTGCTGTTTCAGTGACAAGCTCGACACGTTATCGCCGTCCCACTCTTCGTATATCCCTGCGATGACTTCAGCTATTCTAATTCTACGATACGGCAGACTCCACTTAGTTATTGTTATTCGTATAGCATCAGGATTGTATACAGTGAATCCCGATATTTGCAGTTCGGATAAGGTATTGCCCGTATATGATTTTGTAAAATAAGTTGTTCCGCCCTGCTTTACTTCAATTTTGAAATCGGCAGGGACTCCGTCAAATGCGTTCTGCGAGAAGTACATGGAACATGCTTGAAGAACAGAAACGTTGCTGAATTTGACTTCCACGTATTGAGATGAAAAAGCTCCGTTCGCACCGCTCAATACACTGCCCAAAAAACCGACTTCGCCGAACGTCCCGATTTTAAAAGAGCCGTCCAATTCCCAGCGATTTAATTCACACGTTGCATAATTTGAATCAAGCTGTTTAACTCGGTTCATTATTTGTGCATTTTTGCTCTGCGATGCAGTGCCTGAACTTTCCACACTGCCGTAGGTTAAGTCAGGGTCTGAAATGTCGATAATAACCTTAATTCCGACCTTCCTCGAATCGGCAACTATAGCATCTTTATAATCATCCGAAAGGTTAATCACTCGGCTTCACCTCTCTTAACTCTATTGAGAAATCCGCCCACATTGGAACGCTTTCGCCCTCTTCGTTAGTTGACCACATAAATTTAGGTCTTGTGAATGTTTCAACATAGAAACTGCTTGTTTTCAGTGTTTCGTCTGTAGAGTCTTGTGCAAGAAATGAACATGTTAATGGAGTCTTGCGACCTTTTTCGCAAGACTCCATGAGTTTAACCCTCGTTGATTCGTCAAAATATCCGTATTGATAGCTTACTCGCCACACTGTGCCTCTTATCTCTCGCACGACTCTTCCTGTTATCATCTCGACTTCATCGCCAAGGTCGTCCCTATAGCACTGATAGCCGCCCTTCTGTGACTCAGGAAGGACTATGTTGTTTCCTGTTGTATCAAGTATTAGCTGTGTCATATGTCCTCCCTATACTGCCGCTATCGGCGTACCGTTTGATTTTGAAACGGATATTAAGTCATTCAGTAACCATGTTGCAAGATTCTTTCCGTCAGGCGTGACAAGGTAAGCCTTGAGCGTAGTCTCTCCCGATGCACTGCCGCTCGAAATAGCGTTAATCGTCTGTGCTGATGCTGCCCCGTATGTTGACGATGCGAAAGGCACGTTTTTAATTCCGAAATCCAGTGAGTCGTTAAATGCGTCCTCTATCAGGTTAGAATTGTCGTTAATTCCCTTTGCGAACAGTTCCATCATGTCAGGGGCATAGGTATGGAAGTTTGATAATGGACCTTCTTCCGGTTCAGAGAATCCTAAGAAGTCTTTAATTGTGCCTGCGACGTTAGATACAGTTTGTTTTAAACTGTTCCATTTTGCGAGAAGTCCATCAATGAAGTTCTGAATAAGGTCTTTGCCCCAGTTCTTAGCATCTTGCACCTTTTGGCTGAATCCGTCCTTTACTGATTTAACAAGGTTCGCACCTACTTCAATTAATTTGAAGAACAGGTTAGCTATCTCAAGTGCAAGAGTTGTCACTATTTCAAGTGCCGCCACTGCAAGCTGTGGCACTGCCTTAATTATAGCCTCAACTAAGTGCAGTATAATCTCAGGTGCTTTTTCGACAAGTTTCGGCAAGGATTCAATCAAGCCGTCTGCGAGTGCAATTATAATCTCAATAGCCGCATCAATCAGCTTGTCTACATTGCTGATTAACCCGTCTACAATCTCAAGCACTGCTTCAAGTGCCGCTGGTAAGAGTTCCGGCAGTGCGTCAGACAAGCCGTCTGCGAGTGCAATTATAATCTCAATAGCCGCATCAATCAGCTTGTCTACATTGCTGATTAACCCGTCTACAATCTCAAGCACTGCTTCAAGTGCCGCTGGTAAGAGTTCCGGCAGTGCGTCAGACAAGCCGTCTGCGAGAGTGGTTATAATCTCAATAGCCGCATCGACAAGCTGTGGCAGATTGTCAATGATTCCCTCAACCAATGCCATGAGCAGTTGCATACCTGCATCAATCATCTGTGGCAACATGTCGATAATCATCGCCAACCCGTCACTGAGTACCTGCCCGAAAGCGTCCATTGCTCCCGAAAGTCCGCCCTCACTGAAAGCCTCTGATACCTGCGTCAGACCTTCCGTTCCAAACTGCACGAACTCTCTTAATGTTGGGGACAACCCATCAGATATTTTAATCTGTGCCCCCTCTAATGCTGACTGGAAGAGGGTAATGTCTCCTGCAAGGTTATCAAGCTGTGTATTAGCCATCGCCTCGGCAGAGCCTTGAGCCTCGTCAATGTATCCGCTTAACTCGTCCCATCTTTCACCACTGTTGGAAAGTAATGCGTTTACTGCCGCAATGTCAGTCTTGTTAAATATAGTGCTTATGATGTTCTGCTTTTCTTCAGCAGTCATATTCTCCATACTGCTGTTGAGGTCGTTAAGAACATCATTCATTGGTCGCATGTTGCCCTCGGCATCAAATACTTCCAAGCCAAGTGACTCCATAGCTGCCGCCGCTGTGTCGGTCGGTGCAGACAACGACAGAATAACGTTCCTGAGAGCTGTTCCGCCCTCACTGCCCTTGATGCCGTTGTCAGCTAATATTCCCAATGCCGTTGACAGCTCAGTTGTGCCGCCTGCAAGATTTTTGGCAGTGCCGCCTACTGTCAGGATAGCATCACCCAACTGCTCAACAGACGTGTTCGACTTACTTGATGCCATCGCCATTTTGTCGACAAGTTCCGCCGACTCTTCCATTGACAGCCCCAGTGCAGATTGAGCGTCAGTGACCATGTCTGACGCTGTCGCTAAGTCCATACTGCCAGCCGCCGCAAGGTTGAGGACATTCGGCAGTGCCTCCATTGACTCGTCAGCATCATACCCTGCTAATGCCATGTAGTTAAGAGCCTCTGCCGCCTCAGTTGCAGAAAAAGCTGTTGTACTGCCCATTTCAAGAGCAAAATCTCTCAAGTCTTGTATTTGGTCGGTAGTCGTTCCCATCGTAGCCGCAACCTGCGACATTGACGTGTCGAACTGCATACCTGTTTCTACCGATGAAGTTCCAAAAGCTACTACTGCTGTTGTTGCGGCACCTACGGCAGCCGCCCCTACTTTAGCCGCCGTTGCAAGTCCTGATTTCAACTTACTTGAAAAGCTGTCGGTATTGCCGCCGACTCTATCCAGTTCATCTTCGTATTCGCTTGTGTCAAGAGTAATCGAGGCTACTAATTCAAATAGATTCATTTTCACCTCCTCCTGCTTCTCTTAAAACGTCTTTCATATGCTCAATTATTTCTTCAGCTGTTCTGCTTTCTTTTACTGGCTTTTTGTATACAATATCATAAAAACGCTTATTTACAGTCGTTCCGCCAATAGCTTTTCCTATGTTATTTGCGATTGCTTGCAGTGAGTCTGTGACATACGTTCTGTACAGTCTTTCATCGCTTTCTGCTTTGGCTGTCTGCATAATGTGTTGCGTGACGTATTCCGCCCCAAAAAGCTCAAGCAAATCCAGCCTGATTGACGAAATTAAACGCCCGTACTCGTCTACGCCAATTTCGCCAACTGTAACAAAAAATCTGTTACCGCCTTGTTGGCGAAAAGCTCTATTGCAGGCTTAACGAAGTCCACACCTGCGTAGTTATCCATTTCTTCCGGTTCGACAAAGCACATCATTGCAAGCACTTCTGCCGTCTTTTCTGCGTTTTCCTCCATGAGTGCGTCAAGGATTGCACTTGTGTTTTCAAATGCTTGCTTTCTCAGCAGTTCCTTCTTCTCTTCTGCCGTTTCTTCTCCCGTAAATTCGGGCTTACGCTTTCTAATAGCTTGTATTCCTGCCTTTTCAAACAGATCTCCGACAGAGTGCCTTATCTTATTCGTCTGCTTTAAGAATTCTACAGGCGTACAATTTGCAAGTGTTTTCATTATTCTTCACCTTTTTCGCCGCTGTAAATCTCCATTGGCATTTCAGACTGTGCACTGACTGATACGTGACCTGTAAGCTCAACGGATACCTGACCTTTGCCGCTCTTAGTTGTCTGAAGCGAAAAGCCGCTTGTCGAAAGTGCGTTCTTTAATTTCACTGCTACGAATCCGCCGTTAGCTTTGTCTCCAACCCACCAAATATCTGAGAAGTCTGACTGGCTAAGGTCTTTTCTCGGTACTATCTTTCCGCTTTCTGCGGTGATGTCAGCCGCACCGAGGGCGAGTCTGATTGATTCTGCTGATGTTCCAAGAGAAGTGAAAGACATCTTACACTCCCATGAGTCAAGATGTTTAAGTTCTTTCATATTCACAGGGCAGTTATCAACATCTTCGCCCAAATCTGAATACGTTGGGACACATGATATAGATATGCCTCCCGTTGTTGCACAAATAATATCTTCATCATTCGGTGCACCTGCATTAGTAGGGTCGAATGTTTTCAGCAAAACTCCTGCGTCAAGCTGTAATTCATCAAATGTACTCTGCGGAATAACTGTATAATTTCCCATTATTTATTAATCTCCTAATTGAATGTTAAATACTCCAAAGTGATATTTATGTAACGACGCTTTATACTTGCGTCTACCTCGTCTGTTAAGTTCTGACACCAAGGACTTCCGGGCTTAACCCAGATGTATCCCTCATCGCATTTGATGATGTTGTTCAGTGCTATATACTGCCGTAATGCCTGTGCCTGTTCGTTCGGGATTGACTCCGATTCGGTGCGATACCATAAATTAACAGTTATCCCGACAGGCTCATCGCCGAACGCTCCCGTAATGACTTCGTATGTCAACCAGGGGAACGTTGTATCATCAGGGACGGCTGAAGAGGGGTAAGACGGCATGAAGTTGTTGAAATACTTATATAATGCTTTGTCCTTTGTCATGTCGTCAGCTCCCACTTTTCCGCTGTTGCCTGTGACATATCAAGCGTTGATGCATCAGGGCTTTTCTTATCGTCTGACGGAATTGTGATTCTGAAAACCTTACCGTCTGACAGTCGCTTAATCACATCATGAAATTCAAGGTTAATTGATTTCACTGTTGTAATCGTGTACGTACTCGTAAAACCCTGCTGTTCGGCTATCTTAGCGTTGAGGCTTGTGTCGAGATATGCGGCGGCGTTGAA